ACAAATGCTAGTGGTGTTGCAACCTTAGAGGCTTACAATAACCTTACTATTAGGTCTACTAATAACGTAACACTAGCAGGTAATGGTAACGTACCTCTAGTTCAAGGGGTTCAAAGCGGTGGTCAGTACGCAGTAAGTCTTTATTATGGACCATCTCAAGAAAGATTAAAAACAAATGTTAATGGTGTTGCTGTTACAGGTGATATTACATTAACTGGTACAGTAGACGGCAGAGACGTAGCGGCTGATGGTGCTAAGTTAGATACTTTAAAAGCAGTAACCAAAAGAAACAATAAGTTTCTTTCTGGGGCTTATTACCTAACCACTAGTACAAGCATGAAAGGAGTTAGCACTTTCGTAGGTGGGCACACTAACCCCCACACTGTAGAAGCCTCTTTTACTATTAAAGCTAACTATGCCGAGCGGTCAGGTGTTAATGATGCTAACTACTATATATCATTAGTTGTACCTAGTGGAACTACCAATGCTTATAGTTTTGGACAAGCAACAGTGACTGGAGGTGCTTTTGGTTCTCTTTCTATTACTGTAGATGGGGACATTACGCCCTACCTGTCTGATTTCTGCGGCATCTCCAACAACTCTTCAGGCACAGGAACATTACCCTCGATATCGTTTTACACCTACAACCCAACTACAGATAAGACTCACATAACAATGGCAACTTTTCAAAAGTCTGGATATCCTCAGAACGGTGATACCGTTTATATACACCCATATAACTGGGAGACGGTAGGAACAGTAGTAAACTCTAGGCAGATTAATGATGATGCAAGAAACTATCAGCAGAATTATTCTGATTATGTTCAAAAAAACACAAATATCGATATGAATTTAGGGGTACTCACTTTAGCAACCCAAGTTAGGCTTTATGCTTGGGAAGGTTCTAACGACAATGTTTATCTTAGTGAAGGTTTTGTTACGTATACTGAGAGGGAGCTATAAAATGTATTATGTAGGTTATAACAAATTAAATGAAGACTCTCTTAAAGTACTCGTTTTAAGTTCAGAGTATACTGTACGAGAAGAAGCACACACAGCGGCAACAGCTTTAGTTGAAAGTTTAGTTAATGATGAAGGTGCATTGGAAGTAGTGAGGGGCGATAAAGTTAAGTATTCAGAAGAATCTGATTTTGTTTTTATCCCCCGTGTTTCTTATGACATTACAAGATAAATAATGGAGAACAACATGGTGTCTAAAACCATAGTTTTACTCCTGTTCCTATGTCTAAGCTCCCTAGCTAAATCAGAAGTAAAGCAAGAAGGCTCCCTTAATTCTTTCACAGGTGAGGGAGCACAAGTCTCAAGCAACAACAATACTACCGACACATCTAGTACAACCCAGAACACATACAACGGAGCAGGGTCTAGCAGCCAGATGCCAGTAGGCAGTGCTATATCTCCTTCGTACATGAGCTCTGGTATGGACACCTGTCTCAAAGGTACTGGAGGCTCACTACAGACCCTGAGCGTAGGGTTCTCCTCTGGTGGTTACACTATCGATGAAGGGTGTACCAGGAGGCGTGACAGTAAGCTGCTTTCAGACCTTTCTATGAAGATACCTGCGATAGCACGGATGTGCCAGGACCTAAATAACTGGAAAGCCATGCTTGTCTCGGCAACCCCATGTCCACTGTTATCTAATGGCAAGTTAGTCGTAGGTAAACGAGCGTTCTTAATGATGCGTAGGCAGCCTGAAGTGTACATACCTGATTACAACAAAGACACCAAGGACTGGTATGACACCATACTCAACATAGGAGCAGAAGAAACCGATGAAGAAGACACTAATATCTCTGTTATTGCTAAGTTCCGCAGCTCTGTCAAATGACCAATATGATGACCTGGTAGAATCCAGTGCAGCCATAGCTAACCAAATTACCCAGGGTGTCCTCCTGGTAGGTGCTGCTACAGAATATGCACACCAGGGAGGCTCATTGTCATCAGGTAACCTGGCAGAGACAGCTCACATCACTTCTGAGCAGTTACAGGCTTACAATGATGCTTTGTATGGTATCACTAGCTATATGCCACATGGTGACCTCCAGGAAACCCTGCAGAGCCGTGCTATGGACGAGCTTGAGCTTATGGACCAAGCCATAGATTCCTTCACCACCGTAGTTGTCGATATGTCTACAGCACTTCAGGTACAAGAGATGTCTGTAGCAGCTGAAGGTAATCCCAATGAAGAAGCAGAAGTTCAAGCTTTTGTAACTAACAATGTTGAAGTGCTTACCATCGGTCAGGAAGATGTCGACACATATAATCAGGCAGCCACAGATGTCGAGATACACGCAAATAATGCCTCGGCCTACTTGAGTGTAGCAGCTAACCCTGAAGCAATGGCATTCCTTGAGCAGTCTGTGGAGACTGCGAACACCACAGCAGAGCAAACCACTATCTTCTACGATGCTAATCAGCAGTGGGTGACTATGGGTTACAACACCACAAGAAACCTTACCGCTGTATACCTCAATGGTAATAACTTTGGTTTAGACCTCTATGTCACTGAGGCTGACATTCTGGCAGCAGGTGCTGAGTCAGACTTCTTTAAGACAAGCCCAGTAGCCCAAGGCTACGAATGCTTCATGAACCAAACGGAATGTGACATATGAATCTAGCAGAAACTGAATTAAAAATAGGCGGTGTGAAGCTCAAGGGAATCTACATTGTCCTAGTGGCATCACTAGCTACCACCTTGGGTTCATTCGTCTGGACTGCAAGCAGCCTGTATGGACGTTTAGAAAAGGTTGAGGCTGTAGTTATCCCAGACATTGTTCCCTTGGAAGAAAAGGTGCTACTGATAGAGCAAGAGCTAAAGGCTAATGACGTATCTAAGCTCCAAGGCAAACTAGCAGAACTAGGGACTAACCTGGTGATTATTAAGGACCAACAGACGGGTCTACTCACCATCCAGAACCAGGTCAACACACTAGAGAAAGACATCGAGACAATGAAGAGTACTGTTAAACAAGCAGAGCTAATTGTCGCTGATATGGCTGACTCAAAAGATACTTTAGATAAGCTTAAAATTGAGGCAAATGACCTCTGGCAAGCAGTAGAATATCTAGGAAATCCCCTCAAGTAACACCCCCCCTTTACAACACATACTCTAACCACCTAGACAACTTAGGAAGTCCCCCTATGGCTTTACAAGAAAAAGACGTACTGGATGTTGCTGCAGCATCAACTGGCGTTCTATCCCTAGCAGCATGGCTGCCACCCACAGCTTCGCTGTTCACGATTATATGGCTAGGCATAAGAATATTTGAAACTAACACCTGTCAATACTTAATAACTAAAACGAGAGCAAACATACATGAATATCGAAAGAATAAAAGAGACTCTGATTAAGCACGAAGGCCTGGTCCTGGATATGTACAAATGTACAGCAGGGGTCTGGACTATTGGTGTAGGGCATAACCTGGAAGAGAAGGGTGTGTCTAAGCGAGTAGCAACGATGATGCTTGAAGAAGATATCAACGATGCCCTGGATGACCTGGAGAGAAACATCACGTTCTTCCACTCGTTACCAGGAGCTGCTCAAGAGGCTCTGGTTAACCTAGCGTTCAACCTAGGCATCACCAGGCTAATGCAGTTTAGGAAGACTCTAGGTCTCTTAAGAGAGCACAAGTTTACTAAGGCTGCCAATGAGCTATTAGATTCACGCTATGCCACTCAGGTTGGCTATAGAGCATTAGAGGTCGCTGAGATGATAAGGAGTTGTGACGATGTTGACTAATTTAATTGGACCAGTGACTGGACTGCTAGACAAGTTCATTGAAGACAAAGACCTAAAGTCAAAACTAGCTCATGACATATCAACAATGGCTCAGAAACACGCTCAGGAGATTTCCCTGGCACAGATATCTGTCAATAAAGAAGAAGCTAAAGGTAACTGGTTTCAATCGTCTTGGAGACCTGCGACTGCCTGGGTGTGTGTCTTAGGATTCATGGTGAACTTCCTTATATCACCTCTAGCTGCACCCTTTGGTATTACCGTACCACAAGCAGACACTTCTACCATGCTCCCAGTGCTCATGGGAATGCTTGGACTAGGTGGCCTTAGAACAATGGAACGTGTCAAAGGTGTTGGTAAAAGTAAGTAAAAACAGTTTTGTCCACCCTTAGAGAGACAAACTAGAAAAATAACAATAAGGAGTGTCTATGTCTGGCAAAGGTTCATCCCCACGACCCATCCCAAACAGAAAACAATATGAAGATAACTATGATGCAATCTTTGGTACTAAAGAACAAAAACCAGAGTACAAGAAGTGTGAAAAGTGTGGTCAGTACTGGGAGACAGATACCCCAGGAAACAACCATAACTGTCCCTGTCCAGAAGATGCATTACAGTAGCAGTTTCCTCAGAAATCGTGACCTATACCCCCTATGTGGTCACGTTAGTCAAGCCTAATTTAGGCTGCATCGGTTGTCGTAAAAGGCAATCGGTGTTTTTTTGTTAGTTTTGTCCACCCTTATCAGTCACTTGATTATACGCCACCTAAGAGATACACTCAGAGTTCAGTCGGTTGACTGATTCGGGGTGGCTCCCTACAGCAGTTCAGACAACAGCCCCTTAGTCCCACTACGGTGGACCGAACAAAGGTAAAGAGCCCTAGGCCAGGATGGCCACGAAGGCACTACTCTAGAATCATATCGATTGATAATCTATTGTAGTTTCTAAGGGTTTTTTAATGGTGGGCCCAGTAGGACTTGAACCTACGACCAATCGATTATGAGTCGACTGCTCTAACCAGCTGAGCTATGGGCCCTACTACTGAAAAACCTAAAAAAACTTAGAGACGGCAATTGATTTTATGCTTTAGAAACCACGATTGAAACAACTATTGAAACTATTGTTTCTCACCAGGCTCCTTCGGGAGCTTTTTTTATTCCTGGAGGAAATCATGAAAGCACAAGACTATTTGCAACAACTCGACTATGTCGAATCAGTACCTGTTAAGAACCACTTCCAAATCAATGCTGTCTTAACAGACGGTGAAAAAGTAGTAATTAAAAAGAAATCAAAGAAACAACCTAGTGCGGTTCAGCTGTATAACTACCCCGTCAACGGTAATGCTTATGCACAACCTGGTCAATACTTTGCTTTTGCTAAGAGCATAGACAGTTGGTACAAGGACAGGCATTTAAAGACTTATTTAGTCAAACAAAACTCTTAATTAACAGGCTCCTTCGGGAGCTTTTTTTATGCCTGTAAGAAACCTAAACAAGGGAACAAACAGTTTTGTCCACCCTTAGAGAATCAAACAGGCAACAACGTACTGAGGGCTATAACAATGGAAACATTAAATAAATTCTTAGCGAAAAATGCACACCGTCTTTGGAAAGACAAATACTTAAACGATTGTATCTT